AATCCTGAATATGGTTCTGATATACGAGAATATTTGTTTGAACCACTAGATTATGGTACAGCAGCACAAGTTAAATTAAGTATTGAAACAACAATAACAGAGTTTGAACCAAGAATACAGATTTTATCTTTGGAAGTTTGGCCAAATTTTAATGATAATGCATTTAGTGTTGAAATGACATATCAGATCATAGGTTCAGATGATCCACCAATTGCTGTAGAATTCCTCCTAGAAAGGACGAGATAATGCCTTACACCCAAGTAAACAATTTAGACTTCGCTGATATCAAGATTGCTCTTAGAGACTATATGAGAGCACAGACGGACTTTACGGACTATGACTTTGAAGCTTCCGCATTGAGTACGGTACTTGATGTGTTGGCATATAATACGTACTACACAGCGTTCAATACCAATATGGTAGTGAATGAGATGTTCCTTGATTCCGCTACCTTGAGGGACAACGTGGTGTCTCTTGCGAAGCAACTGGGGTATACACCAAAATCAATTACGTCACCCAAAGCAATAGTTGATCTTAAATTGACATTTACAGGAACTGCACCTGAATCTGTCTCCATTAAAGCAGGAAGTGGATTTGTAAGTAATTTTGATGGTTCTTTATATCGTTTTGTTCTACTAGAGGATAGTAAGGTTGAAGTAGCAAATGATATTGCAACTTTTAATGCATTACCCATATATGAGGGATCATTAATAACAACTAACACAACAATTGATACAACTTTAAAGAATCAAAGGTTTATTCTTGAAAATGCAGGTATTGATACTAATACATTAAAAGTTAGAGTATATCAATCAGTAGGTTCTTCTGTATTCACTGATTATAAAGTAGCAAGTAATATATTAGATATTGGTGCTACTGATAAAGTATATTTCCTTAGTGAAACAGAAGATGAGAATTATGAAATCTTCTTTGGTGATGGTGTATTAGGTAATAAATTAGATGATGGTAATATTGTACAGATAAGTTATATCTTAACAAATGGTCCTTCTGTAAATGGAGCAAAAACATTTACATTCAATGGAATAATGGAAGATGAGAACAATACCCCAATTAATGTTCCATTTGGAGTAACATCTTTAACAACAATATCAATAGCATCTGGTGGAGCAGATATTGAAACTATTGATAAGATTAAGTTTAATGCTCCTAAGTATTATGGTTCTCAGAATAGAGCAGTAACTGGTAATGATTATAAAGCTATAGTTAGGAATTTATATCCAGCAGTTAGTGACATCATAGTATTTGGTGGTGAGGATCAAGAACCACCTGCATATGGTAAAGTATTCCTTTCCGTGAAACCCACTGAGGCCGCTGCGTTATCAGCGTTTACAAAAAGTGAATTAACAAATGATCTTAAGAAATATACAGTTGCTTCTATCAGACCTGAATTTGTAGATCCATCTATTCTCTTCTTAGAATTAACAAGTAACATTTATTATAATGGAACTAAGACTAAGATGTTACCTACTGAAGTAGCATCAAAGGTATCAACTGCTGTAACTGAATATTTGAAGACTTCTGGTACAGAGAAGTTTAACGGAAAATTTAGATATAGTAAGTTTGTTGGTGTTATTGATAATGCAGATCGTGCTATCAACTCAAATGACACTGATGCAACTATGAGAAAGGATTTTATAGCACAGATTAACTCATCTTCATATTATGAAGTGTGTTATGGCAATCCTTTTCTAATTGATTGTAATAATCCTGTAGTTTGGTCAACAGGAATGACAGTATTTGAATATCCAACAGACACTTCATACCTAGAGGATAGAAGTGGTAAATTGGTACTATATAAATTAGATTCCATCACTGGTGAAAAGATTCTATTGAATGATTCAATAGGTACAGTTGATTACGCCAAGGGTGAAATAACAATGAACGACTTTACCATATTAAAAGGAACTTTCTCTGACAATCGTATAGAATTAAGAGTAAAACCAGCAAATAAGGATATTGAAGTTAAGCGTGAGATGTATTTAGATGTAGATATATCAAAGAGTAAATTCACCGCTTATAAAGAAGAGTAGGGATGCCTAAAACTGCTAATAAGATCTCATTTTTAATTGAGTCTCAGTTACCTGATTTCATTAACGAAGAGTATGAACTTTTCAGTAAGTTCGTACAAAAGTACTATGAGCAGTTAGAACTTCAAGGTCAACCATTAGATATTATAACAAATCTTCAGGGTTATCGTGATATTGATTTCTATGAAAATAATATCCTAGATCAATCTACAACTGTTAATGGCCTAGTAAACATTGGAGATACTTCTATAACAGTAGTAGATGCTTCATCATTTCCTAAGAGTGGTGGATACTTTAAGATAGATGATGAGATTTGTTTTTATAAGAGTAGAACTGATACTCAATTTAATGAAATTAGTCGTGGTGTAAGTGGCAATACAACTTTAGGTGATCTTTATTCTTCAAGTACTTTTGTTACTACCCAAGCATCCAGTCATACCAATGGATCTCAGGTACTTAATATTAGTAATCTTTTCTTATATGCTTTTATTAGAAATTTTGAAAATGAATATCTAAGTGACTTTCCCGAAGCTTATTTGAATGATGCAGTTGATAAGAGAACACTTATTAAGAATATAAGTTCTTTTTATCAATCAAAGGGAACTGATAAGTCAATTAAGTTCTTATTTAAGTGTTTAGTAAAAGATGATCCAGAACCATCTGTTGCATATCCTAGAGATTTTACATTAAAGAGTTCTGAGTCTAATTGGATTAATAATTACTCACTTAAAGTTAAAGTATTATCAGGTACGGTAACAGATCTTATTGGTAAGACCATTACACAAACTAGTGGTAGTCATGCTTCTGCTGTTGTTGATAATGTACGTTATGATGGTAAGTATGGTGGGGAAGAGTTATATGAGATCATACTTAATGAAGCAAGTGTAAATGGAGAGTTTTCCACAGCTTCAACAACTAAATTAACAGAATCTATTCTCACTACTGATGATGTAGGTGATAGAATTGATGTTGAGTCCACAATGGGGTGGAGTAAGCAAGGTGAATTCAATATTGGTAGTGAGACTTTTACATTTGAAGATAAGAATGTTAATCAGTTTATTATTAAAACAAGAAGTGGCAATTCTACACATGCTGTAGGAACTTCAATAACATATGGAGCTAATGTTTCTGGTTCTAATGTAACTCTTCTTGTGTATGGTGTATTCTATAATGCAACTAATAAAACAGAAGCACCTTATTCAAATCCTGGTGATATTCTTGAAATATCAGAACCAGGGTTTACTACAAGTGATATAAGAATTTTTGATTCTCAAAATAATCTTAGATGGTCAATTGGGGGATCGGCTTTTACTCTTACAGATCTTAATGGTAATGTATCGGCCATCTATGAAGATGGAGAAGGTTATTATGTAGCATCTTCTGGATTACCGAGTCATAATCTTGCAGCTAATATGACATCTGCTGATCTTAAAGATCAGAAGCATTTAAAAATTATTAGAAAGACTCCTATCTCAACTACTGAGACATATGAGACTAAGTATAGAGATGTTGGTATTGCTACCAATGGTATTCCTTTTGTAGGATATAAAGATACTGATGTTATTTTAGATGGTCCTATTCAGAAGATTACTGTTGATAACAAAGGTAATGGATATAAAGATGATCCTTTTGTATTAGTTGATGGTCTTGCTAATAAAGCAATTGCAGTACGTTCTGGCGAAACTGTAGAGTCAATCACTGTTACTAATGCTGGAGATTATACTGCTGTTCCTACAGTAGAAATTGTATCTGGTAGAAATGCTACTGGAACTGCTGTTGTTACTAATGGTGTAGTCACTAGTATTACTATTAATAATGCTGGTGAATATTATTCATCTCCTCCTATTGTAAGGATTTTAGATTCAGCAGGAAAGGGTAGATTTGCAGAGTATACTACTACTGTCAATACTGCTGGTATTATTACTGCTTTTAATAAAATTAATGGTGGTAATTATTATTCACAGGCAAATATATCAGTTCAGATTATTCCTATAGGTTCTGGAGCATCTGCAACTTCTACAGTTAAAGAATGGAGAAAGGACAAGTTTTATAAGAATAGAAATAATGTAGATATTAATAATGGATATAGGTTACAGAATTTTGATGCTGCTAAAGGGTATGGGTATGGATATTATGCATCTCCTACTATATTAAGAGCAAATGATACAGGAGCATCTCATTCACCTATTCTAGGGTTTGCATATGATGGTAACCCCATATATGGTGCTTATGGTTATACAGACCCACTAGACAGTTCTAGTACTGTCACACAGATGACTTCTAGTTATCTTGGTAATACTACTAGACCTGATGGTCCCTCTACTACAACATATCCTATTGGTACTTTTGTTAATGATTATACATTTACAGATGAGTATGGTACATTAGATCAAAATAATGGACGTTTCTGTGTTACACCAGATTATCCTGATGGGACATATGCATATTTCATTACTGTAGATTCTTCTGGTGATCCACGATTCCCATATATCTTAGGAGAAAATTATTATTCATTACCATTAGATTCTAACTATAATTCTAAGATATCTCAAGATGATTTGCCATTAAATGCAAATAGATTAAGAACATCTGGCCTTAGTAAAAATGGTGTTAAAACACTTGCTAAAGTTAAGGATGTAACTAGAGGTACTATATCCTCTGCTTCAATTATTAGTAGTGGACCTAATTTCTCTGTTGGTGGTAAGTTAGTTGTTGATAATACTGATACAGATGGATCTGATGCTGCTGGAGAAGTAGAGTCTGTTAAAGGTAGGACAGTATCATCTATTGAATCACAGTCTATTAAAGCATTGTATGTTGAATTAAGTAATACTGCATATTTGTTTGATGGTGATACTATTACACAAACAAATACTGGTGCTACAGGTAGTATAGTAGGAGATGTATTTACAGCAAAGAAATTTGCTCTGAGAAATGTAACAGGTACTTTTAATAGTACAGATGTACTATCATCAAATACTAAAGTATTAAATTTAATTTTAGATAAAAAATCTTCTTATAGTAAGAGTGCTACTCTTTCTTTTAGTGATGGTGTCAGTGCTGCTGTGGCCACAGGTACGGTTCTTGAGACAACAACCGAACAAAACAGTGTTAAAGTTAAAGTTCTAACTGGAAACTTTACGGTTTCTACTACACTCTTCTTAAGAAGTAGTGATTTAATCAATACTACAGGATCAAAGATTGTTTCGTTTAGTTCTTTAAGTGAAGGATTGATACCATTTAAAGTTCAAGATAATATAGCACTTTTAACAACAGCAGATGCACATGGTGTTGCTATTGGTGAGAAGATTAATATTGACATCAATCCAAGTGATGCAACATCTATAACAACTTGGTATGTAAGAAAAAGAGTTTATCAAGAAGCAATCCTTAAGAACCCAGTCATATCAACGACTCTCAGCGATACTGGAGTGGGTAGAGTTGCTATCTTGAATGGTGGTGGGGATTATACTGCGAACACATATACTGACATTGCATTGTCAGGTGGTACAGGATCGGATGCTAAAGCAACTATTGTTGTCTCATCTGCTGGTCTTGTTAATAATGTAACTATTACAAATAAAGGAACAGGATATAAACAATTTGATATTCTTAGTGTTTCTGGTGTTGCATTAAGTAAAGTAGGTGGATCTACTAAACCAGATCTTCAATTGAGTGTAGATCATGTAGGATTCTCTATCCAAAATACAATTTTGAATGTTGTTAATACTGATAATATTACTGTTAATGATAAATTACAGATTGGTAATGAAGTCGTTACAGTATTATCTAAGAGTGGTACTGCATTAACTGTTAGAAGAGCAGAGGAATCAACAGCAGCACTTGATCACTTCAATGGTGCTACTGTTTCTGTATATAATTTTGGATATGCACTTCCAGTTAATCATGCTACTGGTGCTACTTCTAAAGATGCAAAAGTTGTATCATATGATTCAACTACACAAAAGGCAGTGTTTGCATGGGATTATGATCAAACAACTGCAACTATTAATAAGGTAGATCTTAATACTGTATTCTATGATAATAGTGCTGATAAAAAGTTAGTTGAAATAGTATCATTTACTGCTCCAGATACTTATTTTGAATTCTCTTCTGATAATACCACCTTTACAAGAAATCCAAATCTTGATATACAAGAATATTACAAGTATAAATTTGATACAACTCATAATTCAATGAGTGGTGTTGGTTTTGATATATCTCCAAGTAAGAATTTTAATCTTGTTACTCCTGAAAGGACTATACAAATAAACAATGAATGGGTTGATCTTAAATTAGGATTTGGGTCAAGAATATCTTCTAACACCTATTCTATTAAAAAAGAGATTCCATATAGAAAGTATTATTACTATGATAGGGATGGTATTGTTAATTCTGAAAAATCATATTTCAATGTAGTCCAGGATCCATTACAAGGAGAGAAGATTGCATTGTATGTAACTTCTACTAAGATTGTATATTCAACTGATACCAAGTCTCCTCATGATGGTACAGGAAATATCACATATACATCTAAATCTTTATTTTCAATTGGAGAGATCAATTCATTAAAAATTACAAATATAGGTAAGGATTATAAGAAGATCCCTATTGTAACTGGCATTTATGATAAAGATGGGAAGATTGATAATATAATATCTGCTTTCTTGAATAGTATTGATATTGGTGTCCCTAGCAGTATTGAGATTCAAAGTAATGGTGGTGCATACCATAATGACCAAACATTAAAATCTAGCGTTAGATCAAATTATGTTCTTAAGTTATCAGGATTTGTTAGTGATTCTTATCAAGTTGGTGAAACTGTAGTTCAAAGATCTGGTGTAACTGAGATTGCTAGAGCTAGAGTAACCTCTTGGAGAAAGGGTTCTAATATTCTAGTTATTGATAGAGTTCAAGGTTCTTTCATAAAGAATCAGTCTATTGTTGGATTGGCCAATAATAAAACAGCAACAATTGAAGATATTGATTATACCGAGTTTAATCCTATAATTAAAACATATTTTGATAACATAGGAAGTTATAATTCTGATTATGGTAAATTAAATGATGCTAATCAAAAGATCACAGATTCCTATTATTATCAGGATTATTCTTACTTGATTAAATGTAAGACTCCAATGGATTCATGGAGATCTTTAATAAAGGAAACAACACATCCAGCTGGATTTAAGTTGTTTGGAGAAGTTCTTATTACTTCTAATTCTTTTGTTCCTATGAGTGCTAGTACAATCAGTACTCATGATAGTTATGTAGAACTTAAAGCAAATATTACAGTACAGAGTACTAGACAACAAGTTACTCAATATCTTGTATCAACAAAATCTACTAGTTGTGAGAAAGGTGTTGGATCTGTATCTCTTGATACTTCTAATACTTCTGAAGTTAAAGCAAAGAATATTAAGTTAACTCCTGCTTTTGATGGAGCACTATCAAATAAAGGTAATCTTGCAGGAAGAAAAGTATTTAATATTGTTGATGACAACAATAATGCTGTTACTCCATATAATAATCAAGCATTGAGTATTACTCTTGATGGTATATTTCAAGAGCCTGGTGTTTCATATACTGTTTCAGGTAATCAGATAACATTTGCTCAACCTCCCCTTGGTCCAAGCACTAAGAATGGTCAATCAATTCCTGGTGTTAGATTCTATGGAAAGAATTTTGAATTTAAAACTAATATTTTAAATGAAAGGTATCTTAAGAAGATTAGGAATATCTTCCAGAAAGGTGGTAGATGGATTGATGCTGCTAATCAACTTGAAATGAATAAAGAATATATTCAAGGAGAAACTCTTGGATATATTAAGAATAAATTCCCTAATAATACTTGGGGTACTCTTTCAGTTAAGTGTGCTAGGGATATTGGGTTTATTGTAGATGCACTTGCACATGATATAAGATTTGGAGGTAACCAAAGTATTGTTGAATCTATTGAGAAATATTATAATAATGATCTTCTTGATTATATTCAAGGAGAGCAAGAAGAGACTTTAGAAGCATATGAGTATGCTGTTGAACTTGCTAAGAAGGCAATGGTTAATGGTTTACCTACTGGCACATATACTACTGTAGCACCTTATTCTAATATTAATATCTTAGCAGATACTTCTCCTAAATGTGCAGATGTTGAATCTGCTTTGACTACTCTTGCTGGTGTAATAAGAAATATATTTAATGGTGGTGTTGGATCAGTTCCCATATCATATCCAGATTATATTGATGGTAAAAATAAAATCTTTGAATTGTATTATGAGGATGGAACAGGTGTTGCTACCGATCCTAATGAAGATTTGTTGATTGCTATTAGTGGTGTTATTCAACACGATTCATCTTATAGTATTGATAGAACATCTGTACCTAATAAGGTTGTATTCACTAGTCCTCCTCTTTGGGGGCAAGGATCAAATACCAAGACAGTAGGAGAACCTTTAGCAGTTGATAAATTCTTTGCTCATAGTGTTGGTAATTATAATAGATGTGAAATTAATAAATCTTCTATATCTACAGGTTCTACAGGACCATTCTTAATTTTAGATACAAAGACTAAAGATGTTACAAGTATTGATGATTCAAGATTCTGTTTTGTTTTTATTGATGGTGTATTACAGAGAGATAAAGAATCATATACTATTAATGGACCTTCTATAACATTCATCAATAAGATCTATGAAAAGAATAATATTGAGATCATTTATGCTTATGGTAGAGATATTGAACAGAGTATAACTTTATATGATTTTGAAAGAAATCAATATTATAATGATATAACAGTTAAATTTACTGGTACTAGTGGGGATTTTGATGCTTTTGAAGCATGGTGGGGTAAATATCTTGATGAAGATATGGTGGCCTATCAGAAGATTGGTGGAGTAAAAGAATATATTGGTATTCTCAAAGAATATGTCATTGATGGTAGTGACGATTTAGTTCTTACTCTTGCTGGAAGAAATCCTAATACAGATAGTAGTGCAGTATATTTTTCTGGTTTGAAAGATTTTAGTGATGAAATATCTCTCAGTGGATCAAGAACAATAACTGTATCTAAAGATGGAGATAATAACTACAAGTTACAGAGAAATTCTTCTAGATGGTTATATGGAACAAAGAGTGCAGATGAAGCATTTTATGTTAAGAAAGGACTTGCTAATTTAAATAAAGGAGATCGTATTAAGATCAGTGGTGAAGATGAATATAGAACTATTAAAGAGTTACCACAATTCCTAACACCAAAAACTTATATTGCTGGAGATGATCCATCTAATAATTTCTTTGGATCTGTTGCGACTACAAATTATAATGGGGATACAAGAGGTGTAGGATTAAGTGTTACCTGTACTATAGTAGAAGTAGGAATACCAGGTTCTGGAGTTGGCACAGTAAATAGTATTACTTGGGATAAGAATGAAGCAATAGAGGGGTATGATGATGCACCTATATTACATTTTGTCCCTGTAGATCAAAATGGTGGTGGAGCAAGAGCAGAGGTTATTGTCGTTGCTGGTGCAATTATTGATATAGTATTAACTGATGGTGGTTCTGGATATACAAAAGCACCACAAGTTGTCGTAGCAAGACAGTATGAGGTATGTAAAGGTAATAGGAAGTTTGATTCTTTAGTTGAATTAAATCTTAGAAATAAAGTAATTCCATATTCTCCAGTTTGGATAGGATCTGAATTTTCATTCATCAAAGGTATTGGTGGAGGAGGTACTGGTGGTGGACCTGGCGGTGGTCCAGGTGGTGGAGGATTTGGACCAGGAGTTG